CTACCAATTCGAGACAATAGCTATTGTGCGACAGATGATACACAAACTATTGTCACTACAACGCTAGAAAAATCTGGGAAGACTAGGCATAGAGCAATGCGAAGACGCAAGCCAAGGGCTGAGAGCTTGGCCAAGTACACCACCACGCCACCCGCCGATCCCCCAGCCCCCATTTAATACGCATAAACCCCCCCAAATTATTCTGGCTCAAAACAAAAAGAGGTCTTAAACATCACCAATGCCAAAGCCTCCCAAGCGTAGTCAAGAAGAGATACTTGAAGACCTCTCTAAACCAGCCGCTTTCGCCTCTAACGTACTGGGCATCAATCTTTATGACTGGCAAAGGAAGGTATTACGTGATTTAGAGCCTAGAGACTGTCGCGTAGCCCTGCGCGCAGCCAACGGCTCTGGCAAGACCAGCACCGTCATTTCGGCTATTTTGATATGGCACGCGCTCGTTTACCCACGCTCAATCGCTGTAACCACGGCAGGCGTTTTCCGCCAAGTCGAAAGCCAACTCTGGCCTAGCCTGCGCAATCACATTGCCAAGCTTGGTGGTGCTTGGGAGGTCACATCTGGCGAGATCCGCTACCTCCACCCCAACGGCAACACATCACGCATTATAGGCTACTCAGCGACTGATCCTGGGCGCGCTGAAGGCTGGCACGCAGAGGACCACGAATACCATCCGTTGCTGATGGTGGTGGACGAAGCCAAGACCGTAGCCGACCCGCTGTTTGAGGCCATCAGCCGATGTCAACCAACCCGCTTGCTAATCGCATCCAGCCCAGGCGGGACTAGCGGTGCGTTCTATCGAGCGTTTACCAAGGAAGCCAATATGTGGCAGAAGCACGCAGTCACAGCGTTTGACTGTCCGCACATAACCCAGACTCAGATTGATGAAGTAGTTCAGCGATACGGCGAGAAGCACCCGCTGACCCGATCTATGATCTACGGCGAGTTCGTTGACATAGGGCTGGAAAGCCTGGTTATCAGCCTCACCCAGCTACAGAACTGCTACAACACGCCACCTAGATTCAAGCCAGGTGTACGCATAGCAGGCGTGGACTTTGCAGCGGGCGGAGATCAGAACGTGATCTGCATAAGCGATGGCAACAAGATTCTGCCTATGATCGCTTGGCGTGAGAAAGACACGATGGCAGCGGTAGGCAGGTTTATAGTTGAATTTAAGAAGGCTGGGCTGGAAGCCAACAACATCTACGCTGATTCGGGCGGTATGGGTATGGTTATGTGCGATGCCTTGGCTGAGGCTGGCTGGGTAGTCAATCGCGTGAACTTTGGGGCTACGGCATACGACAACAACGCCTATACCAATCGGTCGGCTGAGATGTGGTATGGGATGGCAAAGAAGATTGAGGATGCCGAGATCATACTGCCAGAGGATGAGGACTTGACAGCGCAGTTGACTTGCAGGCGCACAATCACCAACAGCAAGGGCAAGCTTGGCGTGGAGTCTAAGGACTCAATGCGTGCCAGAGGCATAGCCTCACCCGATAGGGCTGACGCGCTGGCTCTGTGCCTCAGTAGCTCAAATAGCGGTCTTGACTTGACATTTCAGATAGAGCGTCCAACTTGGAAGTCACTTCAAGAAATGATGGTATCCCACGATCCCGTCATGGCTGGATTTGACCCAGGAGGATAAACACTATGAATATCTGGAATTGGATTACTTCAAACTGGCAAGAGATCGTAGCCGCTGTTGGTGGCATCGTTCTTGCGGCTCGCATCATTGTTAAACTCACACCGACCCCAGCGGACGATACGTTCTTGGAAAAGATCGTAAACTTCCTCAAGACAGTCGGACTGAATATTAAATAATCTTTTGTGCTGCGTGCAATCCTCGAGATCATCGCAGCCGTGTTTCGCATCATTCCAGGTTGGAAGCAGAAGCGGACTCAAAACATCGAAGGTGAATGGAAGCATAATCGCGAAGCTATTGAGCGTGATCTGCGTAGTGAGTCTTGGTGGTTGCGCAACAACGACACCAGTAACTCAGACAACAGGGATAGTTGAAGAGTTGATGAAAGATAAAAATTACAGCGAGGTTCGCAAAAGCACGCCAGCCGTTAAGGAATGGTCAAGGAAAGCCTTGAATGCGGTCAACGATCTTTCATACGAACTTAAAGTGGAGCGCAACAAATGAACGCTAAAGATACAGCAAGAACAGAATATTATACGAGAATCATCGAGGCTCTTAACCAGCGCGAGACATGGGAGAACCGTCAGCGGTTGTTCTATCAAGCCCGCTACTTTGGTGTACGCCGTAAGGTTAAGCCTTGGCCTACAGCCGCCGACTTGCACGTCCAGTTGATTGACACAGCGATTGAGAAGTTAAAGCCTTCATTCGTCAACAGCGCGATTGGTAACGACATCCTTTCCAGCTTTGTTCCGATGCGCCAGCAGTTAGCTCCGCTGACAGTTTCAGCCGAGCGTTGGTTTGATTACCAGATGCGCGAACGTACCAACTTCCAGAAAGAGATTGTTTCCGTAATTGACAACTTGCTTCTCTACGGGCGGGGCGTGTCAAAGGTAGTCTGGAACGAGGACAAGAAGCGCATTGACTTTGAGGCAATTGATCCCTTCCATATTATTGTTCCTTCCTATACCAAGGAGTTCAAAGATGCAGATTTCATCGTTCACATCATCTCAACGAGTGTCGATTCCTATAAGGCAAATCCCTTGTACAAGCAGGATGAGGACTTTATCAAAACAATTTCGGGTAAAGCCTCCAAATCAGTGGGCTTACGAAGTGAGATTCAAGACGAGATTTACAGGCGTGAGGGAATTACTCAAGAAGCTGAGAACGACCGTATTGTCCTTTGGGAAATGTACACCCCGTCCGAAGACGGATGGAAGGTTGAAACTTATAGTCCGCTTGTTTTAACCGAAGATGTACGCAAACCTTTCACATTGCCGTATCGTCACGGTGAACCACCTTTCGTAGATTTCCCTTATGAAGTTACTGGTGGCGGTTGGTACAGTCCACGAGGTGTGGCCGAGATACTCCTCCCGAATGAGAACCTCCTCAATAAATTAAAAAATAGTCTCTCTGACTATGTGGAGCTTGCCAACCGCCCAGTTTTCGAAGCACAGAATCCTATCTCGCTAAACACATCGAACCTGAAGATGCAGCCTGGGCAGATTCTGCCACAGGGCTTAAAGCCAGTTCAGTTCAGCCAGCCTCCATTCGACTTCCAGAAACTGATGCTCGAAGAGCGTCTGCTTTCCGAACAGCGGATGGGCAATCCAGACTTTGGTGCTGGCTCGCAGTTCCAGGTGTCGGATCGCAAGACTGCTACCGAGATCCAAGCGTTGCAGTCGCAGGCAGCAGCTTCTGGCGATTTACGCAATCGCATGTTCCGAATGGGTCTAGCTCATCTCTTCAAACAGTGCTGGTCGCTTTACACGCAGTACAATAAGAAGGACTTGATGTACCGCTATGCGGAAGAAACTGGTTCAATGCCACCCGAAGGTATCCACGATGAGTATTCGATTGAACCAAAGGGTGGACTTGACTTTATCAACCGCCAGTTTGCGTTGCAGAAGTCTGTGTCGCGAATGCAGATGTTCCAAAATAATCCTTTCATCAACCAAGGCGAATTGGTAAAGTCAGTGCTTGAACAAGACGATCCCTCGCTGGTCCGCAGACTCTTCCAAGATCCAAACGCAGCCTCTGGCGATCAAGCTGAAGATCAAGCGACTGAAATCGCGACTATGCTTGCAACTGGATTCCCCGTCGCAATCAAGCCTAGCGACGATCACAAAGCGCATATATCCGTTCTCTTCGCGTTTAACCAAGCGGCTCAACAGCGACAACAGCAGGTCGATCAGAGCGCAATGCAAGTTCTAATGGCGCACTTACAACAGCACTTGCAGGCGTTGGAACAGATCGACCCCAACACATCCCGCGCTATCCAGAAACAGCTTCGTGATGCAGGTAAGGCTCAGATGCAACAACAGGGGCAACAATTGCCTCCAGAAGCAATGCAACAGCAACCCCAACCACAGGTAATTTAATATGGCAATCAGAAGAAAAGCAGCACCGAAACAAACGCCTAGGCCAATGCTAAGACGAAAACCCGCTCCAGCACCGTTTGATTTAGTGCGTAATCCTAATTTTGATGCAGCTATGGCGCAACAGAGATATGACCAGATGCTTGCAGACATGACAGCCCGCGCCAAAGCGGGTCAATTTGATACGCGAATAGATGATGTAGGCCAACAATCAACAAATTCAACGGCAGGATATGTCCAAGTAGATCCAAATAGGGCAGGCTATATGCCAGTAGATCCAAATACAAATATGCCAACCTTAATGCCGATTCAGCCACCGCAAGGCCAACAGGGTGCAATGGCATCTCAATATCAAAATCCACAAGGCCAGCAACAGCAAATGCAGAACTACCAAAACTTTCTCCAGCAAGGAATGCAAAACAGCAACACTCTGAACCAAGGCGCGATGAATAATTTTGCTAATATGCAACCTGGTATGCAGGCTACACAAACAGCATCAACCACAACTCCCAACCAAACAATGCCCGTAGCTGGTATGGGATCGCAAAAGCCCAAGGCAATACAACTACCAAGAACTTTCTCGACAAGAAATAATCAATCTGCCAGATTTGCTTGATGAAAGTACCAGTAATGCGCGATGCCCTCCAAGCGGAGGGCTTGGCAAAGCTGTGTGAGTGGGCGAACGAACAGGGTGCAACTGGTAGGGCGGTTGAGATTGGTTCTTACAGCGGCGAGGGAACGGTAGTTCTTGCAAAGTATTTTAAGGATGTTCTTGCCGTAGATCCTTGGCTAAACGGCTACGATATTAACGATAGGGCGAGTCAGCAATGCCCCATGAAGTTTGTCTTTGAGGCATTCCAAGAGCGCGCATCTTCATTTAAGAATGTTTTATATAGCAGAGGCAAAAGTTTGGATGCACTTGAATTCTTCAAGGATGGCGAGCTAGACCTAGTTTATATTGACGGAGATCACAGATACGAAGGCGTGCTTGCAGACCTAAAAGGCTGGCGGCCAAAGCTTAAAGAAGGTGGGATTATGGCTGGTCACGATTGGAGTTGGCAGTCAGTCAAGAAGGCCTTACTTGAGGAAATAGGACAAAAGGACTATACGCTATTCCAAGGAGATTCTTGGGCAATAAAGCTATGAGAAAACTAAAAGCAGCATTGGCGTTCATTCGCGATCAAGAATGGGTAAACGAACCACAATGGGAGGATGAGGACGAGAAGGCGTGGACAGGATTCTTGTCAACCCCAACTGGAAAACGCCTTAGTCTTATTTTACTTAACCTAACCCTGCGTCAGAATGGCTCTGCTGTGATGAAGAAATCAGAGGCACTTGCAGACGCTTGTGGTTATGCTAAAGGATTTCGTGGGTGTGTTGCGACCTTAGAATCGCTCGCATCCCAAAAACTTAACTCCGCCATTCCAGGCTATGGGGATGGATCGGATGAACCAGTAGCCGACTAACCTTTAGGTAGAATGACTCCCTACCGAAAAGTGTAAAGAAAGGGTCAAAATGGCAGATTCAATGGAAGTTACTGAACTGGATATGTTGAAACTTGCGGCGGCAGCCGATGCAGGATTGGAAACAATCCCAAAGGATGAGCCAGAAGTTGAAACTGAAACAGAGGTAAATTCAAGCGGAGATAACGAGCAGACACCCGCGCCTGCTGATGAAGCCGAAAAAACAAAACTAGAAGCCTCGGATGAGGTTTCAGCGACCAAGGAGAAATCCGAGGAAGCCAAAAGTTCTTTAACAACGCAATCTTCAGAAGACAAGTCGGAGTCGGCTTCCGAAAAGAAGCCTACCCGTTACGAGAAGG